GGCGGATATAAACAGCGTCATATCCTTTTGCAGGTTTTCGTCTGCTCCGGGAAGTACACGGCTAACCGTATCGACCATGATCATGACCGGAGGCTCACCAAGCTGGTTGGTGATGTCCAGTACGGTACGCAAAAGCTTATCGACATCTGCCTCAGCCATAAAGTTAATGGTCTGGCGGATTAGATAAAACGGGATGTCATCAACGCTGATGCCCGTTTCCTTTTCCCATGCCATGATACGGAATTTAAGATCCGCAACACCTTCGCTTGACAAAAGCACAACAGGGCCATGCTTGTTGATCTTGCGCCCCCACCACTCATCCAAGCCAGCGGCAATGGACAGACCCATGCCAAGGCCAATGAACGTTTTGCCGCAGCCCGGAGGCCCGTAGACAAACATCAGGGAATTTTCGATCACAATGCCTTCGATCAAATACTTTGGATCTGGCAATGCCTTGATGTCCTTGACGCTCAACCTTTCATAAATGTCGATGTCAGCCTGCGTTAAGGTGTGCAACCCATCGCCACCGTCACCGGTCTGTTCATGAAAAGCCGTATCGGGCTTTTTTTCTGGTGCGGAGACAGCCGCCGCTTCCTTTACGCGACCATCCCACTGGCCCATGGCAGTCTGCCATTTCTGCAAGAACAGGGTCGCACCCCGCCCTTCGCGCTCCAGCAAGATGTGATTAGATGTTCCCGGCTCAAACAGCCTGCTCTTGACGTTCTGGTCGTACTTTGTAAACGCCTCGCGCATTTCCTGCATTGACTGCCCATCGCTAATAAACGGGCAGTCACGGTACAATTGCACGACCCGCGCCCATATCAGGCGCGTCATATAATCTTCGCGACCATCCACGATCTGACCAAAGGCATCTGTCGCTGTCGCAGGGCTGTCTGTACGCTCACCGCGCTCGACCTTGGTGTATTGCGCCAACAGATCGTCAATGGCTTCAATAAGCCACATGGGGGCCTCAGGGATGGCAATGGTCCAAGGTTCAAAGCCCTTGATCCATTCATAATCCTTACCGCTTTCGTGTTGGCTGGGCGGAAGCATGGCAAAGCCACCCTGTCCCCTTATGTCCACGCCCATGCTTGTCTTGTTGGTAGGCGACACCCAGCCGTCAGGGGCCTTGAACAGCAATTGCAGGCCACCGCCACCCGTGCGCTGCGTTGGCGCATTGATTGACATGCCATGATTGTGGTCATCTATCAGGTCATCCAACCACACCTTGGCTTTGGGATGGTTGTGCATGTCGATGTCGAGGACAAAAATGCCGCCGGATGCATCGCCTGTGATGATGCCCATGTTTGGGCGAGAGCGGAATTCACCGTTTGCGCCAAACCAATTGTTAAACGTGTCATCGTCTGCAATGTGATCTTCGTAATCACGCCACTTGATGACGGGACGCTTCCATGCCTTATCTTCGCGAGGCATCTTGGCCGGTACGACCTGAATGCCTAATTTGCGGTACATTTTGGCATAGTCAGCAGGACCTGCAAAATCGTAATCGAATTGAATATTTTCCACTATCAGCCCCTGATCTATGTGTAATTAAAGCGTTTTCGCTCCGTAATAAGCTATGAGGGTAGCGTCAGATCGACCATCGTCTTTCTTGCGCTGGAACAGATCGACCTGCGCAGGAAAAAGCTGCATTGCTCTTTCACGGCTTCCGTCTTTACCTGCGCGTTGATTGACAGCCTTCTGCCACGCCTGAGGCGTTACAAGCGTTGTCGGAATATCATATGCAGCAAGGATGCCCTCGACAATCCCCAATGATCGACCAAAGCTGAAAACAGATGTCACGCCCTGTCCGGTCATTGCATTGACGCGCTCCAAATAAGCTGCACTGATCTTCCTGCCCGCGATGTGGTTGGCCAGCGCTTGCGCACTGACCTCCCGTTTCTTCTTGCCATTGCGCATAAGTTCCAGCACCGGCATGTCGATTACCTCGACAGCCTGTTCGACCGTATCGTAGAACGCCAGCGCCCCACTAAGGCCGGGATCTATGCCAAGGATAATCACAAGCCCTTATCTCTTTCTTTCATCACTGCATCAGCATATGCATATGCCATGCATGCATATTGATGAGGCTGGTAATCTACATCAACGTGAGGTTCGCTCATAAATTCTGCCAACATGCCATTTAACGCCATGCCAGCAAACCAGTCGCGAAGTTCCATTCCGGGCCTTGGGCCTGTGTTATACAGGGACGGGTAAGCGTATTTATCTTTCATAATCATTTCCTTTTATTGAATTGTTTCGGTTAAAGCCTCTGCGGCCATGCCATCGTAAATAGCGGCAACGGTATCGCTGACGTTCTGGCGGATTGAATTCAAAACTAAATCAACAACATCATCATCACAGATCCCGCAGGCTATGCCGGACGCAAGAAAATTGGTCATAAGCATGGCAGCTATGCCAAGCCCATCACCGGGATTTTGCGTAACCTCCAACACAAACTTTTGGACCTTGTCAGCGGCTAACATGAGCCCCTGTTCGTCCATTGGCACTATAACGTCTTTCATAATTATTCCCTTAACCTTAAAAAATTTCGTTTAACCGCATAATGTTTGATGCGATCTCTTTATGATCACCGGCCAAGGCAGCAGCCTCACGCACCATTATCGGTGCGACTACCGCCAAAGCCCGTCTGGCTGCGAAACGGCAAAGGGCTATCTCCCTGCTTGAACCACCATCTGAAAAGGCAGCAGGGTTGATAGCCTTCGCCATCGCGGTCACCAAATCTTCGACCGTTTCTATGTGGTCGGTCGAAATGACAGTCATCCTAGATTTTTTAAGGCAAGTATTTGGACCTTATTTTGGTCGCGATCCGTATGGCACGATATAGCCCCATGACCAAAATGGTTGACGGAATACGATGAGATGTCGCGAGAAATCACACGGGCATCATAAGACTTGCAGTCAATAACCTTCGCGGCCCCAGCATTCATGTTTTCCAAAAATGGCAAAAAGAAACTGCGTACTTCACCACGGGGATATTTAGGCAGTTTTGTAATTTTGGGCGCGGGCTTTGGTGGCTTAACCTCAAGTTCACCATACTCTTCGCCATCTGGCGTAATGACCTTGAATTGCGTACCCAGCAGGGCGAGTATATCAACAGCTTGCTTCAACTTCTTTTCTTGAACTTCTAACATTTCTTTGCTCCTTTAAATAAAATTATTAACCTTCTTCAAATCCCTTTGGCCTGAACCCTGTCAGCAGGGCTTCCACCGCAACTGACGTTGGTCCCGGCACGGGGCACTCTCCGCTTTCATAGCGCCTGATTGTGCGATCTGAACCTATCCCCATCCGCAAAGCCTTAGCCAGTTGAGGGGTTGTCATGTTCAGCGCACCACGCGCCATTGCGAATTCTTCTTTGGTCTGCTTCATTGTAACTCCAATTGCTCGATAGGTATCGGCACGTCAATTAGGGCGAGGCGTCCTTAGATGTCAAGCGGCCTTTTTACCCATGCGGGCATCGACTTCATGACGCAGCATATGCGGTTGCCAATTCCAAACCCTGCAAGCATCACCATATTCACGGCACAGGGCCTTAATTTCATTCTCAATTTCTCGCTTTTCTTTTGCTATTTTATCTGCGCGCTTAAATGCCCGCTGCGATCTCTTAATAATTTCATACACTTGATTATTATTCATAATTAATCTCCACTGATTAAATTTGCATTTAGCCCGTCTAGGTACGGGCGCACTGCCCGCAATGTCAACATTATTTTTTGGGTTGACGTAATTATTTCGCGGGCGTACTGTCCTGCATATCGATTTATTACCTACCTATGGAGATTTTATGCAGACGCATTCAAAAATGCAGGAATATATATTTTACCGCATCGCACAGCAGTTTTCTTTTGCAGATCCTGAGGGCTTGCTTTCCGCGCCACAGGAGGTAACAAATGACCTGCAATCGGCGGTTTCATCGCTGCGGATTGTTGACCGCAATGGCCAATCATATCGTATCACTATTGAGGAAGATTAATGAGCAATCCGTTTGAAGTGCATAATATTCAGCATCTGTCACCATCGACATGCAACCTGTTCACGTCATCATTAGCCACCTTCGTCATGAACAAGTGCCTAAAGAAAACATCGTCTGTTGGCCCTGCCGCTTATCGCGGTACGGCTGTTGAAGATGGTGTTGCCCACGGGCTCTTTAACCTTGATGCGTCATTGGCTGACTGTTCCAAAATTGCATTGGACAAGTTTAACACGCTGGCATCTTTTATCAGCGGCGACAAGGTCGATAAGGAACGCAAGGCAATACCAGACATGGTGGAGATGGGCTTGCGCGAATTGCGCGGTTACGGCACACCTTCATCTGCACAAGGCAGTGTTAGCCTCGACATTGAGGGCCTGCTTGTGCCTATGATCGGTTATTATGACTTTGAATGGGAGCAGCATGGCATGCTGACCGACCTAAAGACCACCCACGCGCTGCCAAGCAAGATCAGCCAGCCACATGCCCGTCAGGTGGCCCTGTATCGTGCTGCAAGGGGTGACAACCTGTCTGCGCGGGTAACATATATAACAGCCAAGAAACACGCCACATACGCCCTAGAAAACGCCCGTGAACACGTTGAGGCGCTTGGCAAGATAGGGATGACCATACAGCGCTTCTTGGCGCTCAGCGATGATCCTATGGAATTGGCATCGTTTATCGTTCCGGATACGGACACTTTCTATTTCAATGACCCAGTTTCGCGCCAGCAGGCGTTTGAGATCTGGGGCATATAACCAGTTTCCGCACAATGCGGGGAAGCAAGGTGCTGGCTAGACAGCACCATAAAAGGAAAATGTAAAATGGCATTTGGTTTTAATTACGAATCTACTGGCGGCGAAATCATCCCTATCGTCAAGTTTGACGCACGGGCAGGCCGCTTCTTCCGCATCGACCGCACGGACGGTGTCAACAATCCCGTGGACATCACCGGATCTTTCAAAGCCGTCATGGACTTTGAAAACATCGAAGTGGGTTTCATTCATTTCCCAGCCGGTGCAGCGCCTGAATTCCGGGTTGCGCCAATTGGTCAACCTATGCCTGAAAAGCCAAACGGTAATTTCAAGCAGGGCATCCGCATGATGCTGAAGCTGGGCAAGGATTCCGGTGGAGATGTGCGTGAGATTGCTTCCACGGCCAAGGCCATGCTGGGCGCTTTCGACACTTGCCACACAGAATATTTGGCCGGTGTTAAGGTAAACGCAGGTAAGCTTCCTGTTGTCGAACTTGAAACCGTAATCCCTATCGTTACGCAAGGACGCAACGATAAGGGTGAAGCCGTAAAGACAACCAACTATGCTCCGGTCTTTAAGATTGTAAGCTGGGTTGACCGTCCTGCTGATCTTGTGTTCAGCCCTAAGAATGGTGGTGGCGTTTCCCCTGCGCCTATGCAAGCAGCCCCTGCATTACCTCCTTCGACTGGCTCGACACAGGTTTCAGCCCCTGCCGCCGTACCATCGTCGGATGACGATTTCGGCTAATGGACAAGGGGGTGGGCGGGGTGCTATATCCCGCCCATCTTTTTGAAGGTATTATTATGAGATTTCAGATCACAATGAACATGCCATCGCGCAGTGGTAATTCAGTCCACCAGATTATTGGTGAGCATTCGGCACAAAGCTTGGAAGAATTGACCCGCGAATTGAGCGATTCCGATTTTATCATTGTCGATGAGATCTACAAGGACAACGAAGCCGTCAGGGGATCGGGCAACTTTTACAGTGTTGGTAAAATTGCTTTAAACCCCCTGTTTATTGGCAAGGTTAAGGTTCTTCAGTCATGACATCACTTAAAGATTATATGTGCGAACACGGCATTAGCCTCGCCAGATTATGCTCATCATGTGATGGAGCAATGCACAGGGTAGGTTATTCCAAATCTGACATGGTAAACCAACCGGCGCATTATAAGGTGGGGGGCATTGAAGCTATTGACTACATTCAGGCCAAGCTAACCGGCGAAGAGTTTTCCGGATACTGCAAAGGCAATGCCCTAAAATACATCAGCCGCGCCAATCATAAGGAAGACGCGAACGAAGATTTGCGCAAAGCGATTTGGTATTTGGAACGGGCCGTCAGTCTATAATATTCAACATTTCAGTTGTCACCATTACACGGCCAACAGCACCGTACTTTTTATGGTAGGTAATGGCCCAAGCTGCTCGATCAGCAATCCATCCGCCACGCGCTGCATAAGCATCTCTGGCACTAAGTGTAGGGTGTTGTATAATTGTCACACCATTATATTCTTTTTCATCACGATGATGTCGGTGCCCGCACGAAATTTCACGATGCTTAGTCCGGCCCCATGCTTCAGGGAATTGAGCGGCAAATAGAAGCGGTAGGCTTTCGTTCTTGACCTTGTGCCCGTGGTGAACGCCCAGCATCGTGCTACCCCATTCAAACACATAGAATGGCAAAACGCTGTCATTGACAGTCACGCGAGGTTCTTCTTCGTAATGCACCGCGAACAGGTCGGCCAGCCATCCGGCGCTCTCCTCGTCGTGATTGCCTTCAGCTATAATTAGATACACTTCCTGATGGCGCTGCAAACATATCGCCATCAGTGAGCGGATGATGCGGATTGCGGCACGGCGGATTTTTGGGAAACGGCTGTCTGCGTCCAACACATGTTTAGAGGCTGGCGTCACAGGCGTCTTGCCGTCAGTGTGCAGGAAGTCACCTTGGATATTGAGCACTGCTGTGTGTGCGTTGGGGCTTTGATTGACCATCTGTACCAGCGCAGCAATGATGGTTTTTTCTGCGATGGATATGTTCCAATCGCTCCCGCCTTCTTTATGCCATGCCAGCATCCCAAGATGGTAATCGGTAAACGTGTATAGGTTGCACAGATGCTCCTCAGAAGCCTCTGGAGCAACGATAACGCTTGCTGGGTCTATCTGATCCTTAAAGCCAGCAACTGTCTCACGCATCGCTTCCACGAGCGCCTCATGCGTTAATGATGCCTTTACCCATTGACCAGATGGTTTGCCTTCAGAATTATAGTATGTTGACACGCCCTTGGTGACATAGCCCTGCGGCACTGGCCGGGTGAAATCATGCTCTGGCGCGTACCCGTGCATTGCAGCTTTCTTCCTAACTGCGATATGAGCGTCACTGGCTGCGCCGTGGTTAATGCCTAATGCAATTGATGCGGCCTTGGCACTGCCATGTAGGTTTATTGCCTCAAGCACTTCACGCTGTCGGGGCGTGGCGTATGCAAACAAGCCCTCGTCTATTTTTAGGGAAGCAGTCATTATTTGCCTTTCGGACAATCATCCTCGCATAAGCAAATAAATACGCTATTATGGAGCTCGACTTCTGCTACCGTCTCAGGCGTGTCTTGCTTTGCGTCATAGGTGATAGGTTTCGCAATAGCGCAATAGCTATTTACGGGAACGGTCGAAACGGTCGCGCAGCCGCTCAGTGCGCTCAGGATCAGGGATGCTGACAGCAGCCTCGCCCAACTCAATTTGCCTATTGATGGCATCGTTTTGCTCCTTGATAGTTTCCTGACGCCCCTGCCGCTTCCAACGATATTCCCCCCAAGCACCCAACAGCTTGTTCAGAACACCCAGCAAGAGCGTCAGGAACTTCATTATTCAGCTACATCTGCGGGTGATTCAGACAGCAACATAGCAGCTAGTCCAGCCAAGCCAGCTAGTGCAGTAGATACCGTTGCCCATTCTGCATCAGACAGGCCAAGGGCCAGAGCAACGCCAGCAAGACCGGCATATGTGCTAGGCTCTTTTAAACGGCCAACTAACCAAGATACAATCTTCATTTCATTTCTCCTTTGGATAAAAGGCCCAAGGCAATTCCCAATGCGGGCCGTCCTTGAACTGACGCCAATCACCACCCCACTGGAGCGGTATTTTCTCTTCTGCCGCAGCAGCTTTCACAACTTTAGCTAATCGATTGTATAGCGGCCAGTCCCACGATATTTCGCCGCCAATCATAGGTGCCAGATCGACTGCATGGCCTGTCAGGTGGCGTGAGTTCATGGTCTTTGTGGCCTTCTGCGCAAAAAGCTGCTTCTGCCGCTCAACCGTGCGCAATCCTTCCAAGACGGTAAAGTCAAGGTCGGATATTGAGGCGGCGGTCTTGACGATGCGCACAAGGTCAGGGTGGACGCCCTCAAGGCGTGTTAATGATCGTGGGCCAAGTATAATGCTCATGTCAGTTCATCTTCAAAATAATGCCGATAAGCAGCATGATGATTGCGCCAGCAACTGTAATGCTAACATTTTCAAGCCGTTTAATGCGCAGTATGGTTTCTGTCCAGCGTTCAGCGCAGACGGCTTCATGCGTAGTCAAGCGCAAATTTATCTCATCATCAACCATCTGTCTTCCTTAAAATTATCAAGTCTGCCGCCCTCGTTAAGTGGTCGGTCTGGTTGCGGGTTACACTGGGCTTAAACTGGAGCGGCATTACGGATATTACCTATGTCAAGACTGTTGGTATACGCACGCCATTGGTTGTACCAAATAGCGTAGGAGCGGGACTAACCGAAATCGTATATGATGTTTCGTTATTTGGTGTGCTATAAGTTCCGGTGCCAGCACTTCCGACTAGTGTACCGTTGACGGTCAGCGTATTAAAGAACCCAGCAGTTCTTTGGTCGCCATCAAAGTACACAACATATTGAATTGCCTGACCGGGGGCATTTATAGCAAGAGAGAAAATAGCCTTGATTGTGACACCTTTGAATTTGCCGTTATCAATGTCGCCAAAATTGGCAACCGTACCACCACCAATCGAGTTATCATATCCGTAATAATACGCTGTAATACCCCCAGTGGTAAAGGTATCTTGCCCCACAATAACAGCCGTCCCAGACGCGCCAAGCAGTGCCATTTGAATACCGCTCATTAGGACAGGCCTCCCCCAGAGATGACCCATGTTGTCGCGGCCACTTTGAGGATTGTTGCTACACCACGTTGAGCAAGGGTGCGTGACCCAGTCGTAGCTGTACCAGCAAGATACATGGTGTCAGTTGTAATACTAATTGTTTGGCTTAGTGCGCTGTCGTTGTAGACGCTTATGGCGGAACCTATTGGAAACGCGACACCACTATTAGCTGGGACTACAACGCCGCCAGTGGTGATGCTGATGTGCTTACCCGCATCAGAAAGCGCAAGCGTATATGCACCCGTCTGCGCGTTCTGTGGCAAGCCGCGATAGCCAATAGTGTTGGCCGCAATCGTACCAGTAGCTGTGATTGTAATGTCTTGGTCAAGGGCTGTGATGTCAGTATTTGCACCCGAAGCCGCCGCACCGATTTCCGTAAGGGTCCACGCTACGTTGGCCGAGCCGTTAAACGTCTTGCCAGTAGCGCCAATGGTAAATGTGCGGGCCGTAGTCAACGTAGCGGCAGACCCAGTAATTGAGCCACTAGGGACAACGTAATCAGTGCCAGCAACAGCCGCCGATATTGCAGTACCGTTACCTTTGAGTACGCCCGTTACGGATGTCTTGAGCGTTATGGCAGGGGTCGTACTAGCCGTTGCTACTGTACCATCAAACCCGTTAGCAGCAACAACAGAGACCGAAGATACGGAGCCAGAGCCGGTCCCTACGGGTATGCCATTAATAAACAGACCCGCTGCATTAATCGTACCAGCACCTTTAACGCCGCCAGTTGGTGCGCCAACCAAGGCTCCCGTTGTGGGGCTAAAAGTCAAACTACCAGTTGGACTGATGGATGTAATATCAGTGTTTGCTCCCGAAGCCGCAGCGGCAAGCGCAGTGCGCGCCAAGGGCGCTGTGGTTTGGCCAGTGCCACCATTGGCAATAGAGACAGTCCCTGTCAGCTTTGAGGTAGCAAGCGATGTAATCCACGCCGGATTAGCGTAGGTGGAACTAATCAGCGCGGCATTGGTTGTACCTAAGCCAATATTGGTGCCGTCAGAAATCACCGCGATTGTGTAGCCCTGTGGGAGGGTAACAGTGCTGCCACCACCCGCCGAAGAAAAGAGTACGGAAAATGCCCCAGACGTATTGTTGAAGATGTAAAAAAATCCACCAACTCCTGCCGGTAGCTGGTAATTTACGTTCGCAGTTAATGCCCCGTTGATAGCTATGATCGGCGGTCGGTATTGTACCGCTGTAAGCACAACTGTTCCAGATGCGCCAACGGCGTTAAGGATTGTCGCTCCACCAAAAGCGGTGTCGATGATGTCCCAGTCACTATTAACCGGAGTTGACCATGTGTTGTTATAGTCGCCGTTTGCAGGCTTTTCGATTAGCTTGTTGGGGGTATATGTACTAACCATGGGATACTCCTCAGATAGCTTTCTGCGCGACAGCTAAGGCACTGGCTATAGCATCATCGCGTTCATTAAGAAGGGGCTCCGTTGCCTTGTTCGAAACCTTCTTAGCCATTTTTGCCTTATTCATCAATGCCTGAATAAGCGGTTCGATCCCGCCAACCTTGCCGCCAGCCCGGTATGCAGCACGACCGCCACGGGCTTGGGGTTGGGCTGGGGGTTGATACGTAACAGGACCGTTTAGCTTTTCATATTCCTCACGGGTCATTTCATTAGAGATCGGCGCAGAAATAGGACCGTATTGCTTTTCATATTGCTCACGGGTAATTTCATTAGAAGCCTGCTGAGGCGCGGGTGCATTTAGCTTTTCATATTCCTCGCGGGTCATTTCATTGGATGGCGGCGCAACCTTAGGCGCAGATACCAATGGTCCTGCTGGTGCCTGCACGGTTGGTTCGTAGTCCCCTTGGGCAGTCCCTATGGCCGCACCAGCGAGGCTGGTCGGAGTGCGCATACCGCTTATATCTGGTGCGTTAAGAAGCCCAACACGGGGCGCACCTGTAAATTCAGCCTGAGCCGCCCGCCTTGCCGCCATTCTATCAAGAGCAGCCCTTGTTCCAGCAGTGGCAGAAGAGCCAAGCCCAGCGCCTATATACCCGCCAAGTGGAGTGCCTGTTAACGCTGTCCCAGCAGCATACCCAGCAATGCCTCCCGCGCCGGTTGATGGAATGTACCCCTTAATTCTGTCCAAAACAGTTGGCACCGTGCTATTGGCTGCATCAGCCGGAGTCCTAATAATGTCGCGCACCGCATCAGTGCGCGCAACAGCGCTTTCGTCATATGGCGCTTTTGGCCTTGGCGGTGCAAATGGGTTTACCTCAGGCACCTTTCCATATTGCGTATTAAGCTGACTTGCCTTGCGCGCATTGCTCCAGTCCGCCGCCATTGCGGCCCCGTCACCAGTAAAGTTGGCGGCGTTGTTGACCGTGTAATTATCAATCCCGCGATTAATGGCAGCAAGGACGGCCTGATCATCGCCTTGAGCATTTGAGTAGCGGCTGTTGACGTTCCGGCGAACAGAATCAATACCCTGTGGCGTTAGGCCATTTGGGCCAGCCGCTGGCGGCGGAAGATTTTTCCGGTTAGAAACGGCGTCAAGATATTGGATTTTTGCGGGTGCTGTGACGGGTGCGCCAGCGGAGTCAACCCACTGGCTTTTCCCGTAATCAAAAGTGTGTGTGCCGCCGGAAAGATCTTGGGCAGCTAACGGCGCAGCCCCCTTTTTGCCCGAAAGATCTTCAAACTGATCAAACACGCCGGGGAACCCTTTTTCACCTTGAAGCGCTTTTTGAGATTGCGTAAACCGAATATTCCCCTGCACATCAGCAAGGGTTAAACCCATTCCCACCAATTCGTCTTCAATTGACTGCCTGACGCCAGCGGGGAAGTCATCAGTGTTTGCGAACACACCGCGATGGCTTGTTGCCTGTTGATATGCTGCCTCAACATTATCAGCCATGTTTTGATTAAGAGTAGGGGCCGCGCCTTGGCGAACAAAGCCTTCGTCTTGGACATTACCGGCCACTGGCCTTTCGCCGGTCACCATAGAGCGTGTAGGATTAATGCCCTGAGATCGTATGGCTGCATCTTTGATGGCGGCAGCGCTAATGCCCTTTTCGTTTACAACGGTTTGAACAAGGCTGCGCATTTCGGGGCTATTAAACAAAACCGGATCAATACCAGCGTCTTTAAAAGCTTGCTGCATTTTGGGGGTATATTCGCCCGCCTTTGTAAAGACAGTCGGCTTGACGCCAACAGCCCGGAGGGTAGCGCTTGCGACTGGCGTAGCCGCTTTTACGCTTTTCTCGACGGCAAAGGGGATTGGGTTTACGACAACGTCTGCCGCCCTACCTGCCAGTTCAATAGCTTTGCCCGGTGCGCCAAGCCGCTCACCCAACTTTAAGTATTTTGCGTTACCCGCCCGCGCCGCTGGCAAAAGTACAGAAAGAATTTCCATTGGGTTTTGCGAAAGATTACGCCCAAGAGCATTGCTGTCAAACTGACGCTTTCCGTTTTTATCGGTGTAGCTATAAAAAGAGGCAAGCTTGCGATAGTTGATTGTGCCTTCACGGCGGTAATTGGCAAGCTGGGCTGGTGACATTAAAGCAAAGCCACCTTCCGGCTTAGGCCACTTTCCAGTTTGCTCCGCCTCTCTAGCATCCATAACGCCTTGAAGGGTTACGCCAAATTTAGCTGCCGCATCATATGACCCCTTGGGATCTGTAACTACAGATTTACCAATGGAATATATGCCCTTGGCTGTATCTCGCGCAAAATCCAAAGGATGGAAGTTGCTCTGCAAATTTGCGTCAATTTCTTTTGACGTTAAGGTCGGTGCGGGAGCAGTCCGATTGTAATCATCCCTGCCTACCTCATAACGCTGCCGTGGCCTTGTTGGGGGGCGACTTACCGGCTGGTTTTGGACAACATATGTTTCGCCTGTGGGGGACTTTCTAGGCATTGTTGGTAATGCCCGTACATATGGCTTTTTCTTTTCAGGGGGCGCGTTAAAATAGTCTGACACTGTGTCAGCCGCTGCATTATAAAGTACAGATGCCTTGTCTAAAGCCGTATCTATAAAGCCGGTAGATTTTTTGTTAGCCATGGGATCTTCCTAATTAACTACAAACCGCTTTCCACCAACGTAATAAACCGTTCCCTTTGGATAGGTCCCCGGCTTTGGCTGCTCCCTTAAATACTTGGCATCATATTCGCCACGCTGGGCGTTAATGCTTTTTCCGGGAGTATCCGCGCCCAAGGGGTTGTACTTGAATGCAGTGTTAGCTGCGTCAAATGCCGCAATTTGGCCATCTGCCCTTTTATCAACATTGTTCAATAGCGCCTCCACGGCCTTGCGCGCATTGATAGTCCCAGCGCCATCCCTAAGGGTGGCTGGGTCTATGCCATTTAAGGTTAGCTGATTTGCCAATGAATTTTGCACATTTAAGCTTGCCGGATCTTGGCCAATGAGCGATTTAACAAAATCTTCGCTAAAACCAACCTGCTTCATTCGCTGACCAATGTTCTGCTGCAATGGAGCCAAAGGCCCACCTTCGCCAATATTGCCCCTAATCTGCTTAATAGTTTCCTTTGTTGCAAGCGCAGTACGGGCATCTGCAATAAGCGGGCCAAGGGCCTCTGCATTGACGTTGATAAGCGCCGTATTACCCGCTTCAAGCGCCTTGATTGGGGTAGATGCAACATTGGTAAGCACCTTTTCCCACTGATCATTTGCGCGATTATAATCGCCAACAGAAAGGGTGTAAGCATTTGTAAGTTGCGCTAAGCGATTTTGGCCAATTCCGGGATCGGACAGTGTCTTATGAAGCGCATTCATGGTGTACTCTGCTTTATCACGCGCTTTGCGCGCATCCCTAACACCGGGGGTCATCTCCGCTAAAGCAAAAATAGTTTTGCTGGGGTTTTTGGGGTCAACTTCATATGAAAAAGAGGGTGGAAGATCAGGGACATTGCTTCCTGCCGTTGGGTTCTTTTCAAGGTAATCCTTGCGAGACATTGCTCCCGGCGTTGTGCCGGTGATTGCTTCCATGGGTCCGTTTTTAAATGCTTTACCCTTGGCGATTGTCGCCAGATCGGTAGGCAAGAACGTGTCGGTATAAGTGTCCCTGACCATACCATTTTCAAGGAATTCATACCGGCCTTCCAGAATACCCTTGGTAATTTCCATCGTGCGGGCATCAGCAAGTTGCTTGGCAACACCAAGTTCGCCTTGCTTGATACCAAATGCGCGCTGAGCCTGAGCAGCCTGCGCGCCTGCGCCAATCCCTGCGGAAAGCGCAACGCCAAGGCTGCGGGTCGGGGCGGTACCCATGGCCGCAAGACCAGATAGGAACGGAATAACTGACGTTGCCTTACCCCTTTTCAGGCCCCGGAAGAAGTTATTGTCTTCAGCTACGGGCTGCGCAGCAGGTGCGGCAGCAGCACCCAAGCCCACTGGCTTTTCAACAGCAGGAGGTGTTTCAGCAATGGTGCGGGCCATGCTTTCAGGCGTATCCTGTTTCGGCGCAAGATCTGTGGGCATTGCATTTGGCGTAGCGACTGCTGCTGGTGGAGCAAGGCCTTCTGCTTTACGCACTTCAGGTGCCGGAACAATTTCCTCTGTCGGGAGTTTTTCCATTTCAGACAAAGCATTTATGTCTTCAGGTATGTTAAATTCGTCATCAACACGACCATTAACGGCATAGCCATTACGGCCAGCAAGCCCACCTGATGCGCGCTGACGGCGATCCAGATATTCAGCCTGCTTCCGCATGTAGCCACGCGCCCAATTGATTGCGCCGCCAACAGTGGGGTTCTTTTGCAGAGGTGGGTTCGCCTTAATAGCTTCTTCGCTCACATAGCGGCTAATTGGTGCGCTTGGATCAGCACGAAGCACTTTAACAGCGGTGTCTGGGCCCAAGAAGTGGGCAAGGTACACGTTGCCAGCATCAGGCTCAAAACCAGCCCGCTCAACAATTTTAGCGTTGTTTGCAATCAGCTTTGGCCCCATCTGCTCACTGATAGCAGCCCCTTCAGGACCGCGCTTCAATGCAATGATGTCACTATCCGACATGCCTCTTGCACGATCAGGATAGTTCTTCCGGAATTCACCAGCAAAGGTACTGTCGATCATTTGGTATGGGCCAAAAGCTGAAGACTTGCGGTTTTGACCAGTGCCTTCACCAGCATGGATTAGGCGGGCAATTTGCATAATACCCGTTGGTAGCGCACCCATTTGGGGCGCAAGACCCGCAGACTTAACAAATTCCGTTGGCTTTTTAATTTTAAGCAATTCTGGTAAACCAGCTTTGGCTGCACCAGCAAGGCCAACAGGCTCTTCCATTTTAGCAAAGCCCGGGTTCTGCGCGGCGGCTTCACCCATTTGCGCTGGCATTTCTTCGCCGCTCATCAGGTCAATGTTCTTGTTACCGGACGCCGAAGATTTAAAGAGGTTGCGGATAAACTTGCTGTCGCCGCTATAAAGCCCTGTAGGCTCATATGAAGGTATATCTTCCATTTCCTCTTCAGGCATGCCGCCCACCGCAAAATGGCCGCGATGCGCAGCCGCAGACGTTGCCTTGTCGTAGTCTACAGTCTTGTACTTGCCAGCCAAGCCAACGGCATGCGGCTTATGGTCTTCGACCTCTTGCGCAATTAAACCAATCTGGGTGCGTGGATCGCCCTTATAGTTGAAGCTGTGAACGATCTGGCCGTCAAACAGCTTGCCAATTGGCTTAATGTTTTCCTTCATGCGCTTGTCGGAGAATATCGACGCCACAGTGCCTGCAATTTTGGCAATTTTGCCAATCTTATCGACCCCGCTTTCGGGCTTACCGGGCATCTCCCCAGCAGTCGGAAGCTGGTAAGTTTTATCTAAGCTGTCTTCCTCAGGAATGTCCAGACCGTGACCACCATAAGGCGTACCTCCGGTCGAAAAGAGCCCAATCTTCTTACCAAATTTGCCTAATTTCATTCCTGTGTCGGCAATATTTGCGACCTTATTAAGCTTATCAAGGCCACTTTGCTGGCCCGGAAGAGAGCCAGCCGTCATTGGGCTACCTGAACCCGCAGCAAGGCCAGAATCAGGAATATCTAAACCCTGACCGCTATATGGTATACCGCCGCCAAGGGCATAAGGGGCCATCTTCTTTTTCAGAAGCTCTTCAGGTGTTGGTGGGGTCGTGTCTACGGGTTCTGGGGGGACAACGCCGGTCGCCGCAGGCGCTGGGGCACGAGCACCAGTGGTAGGAACCGGGGTCTTATCCTTCTTCTTGGCTTCTTCGCCGCCCCAATCCCAAGCACCAACTTCACCACCAAGTTCGCCAACGGTCTTGCCAAGGTTGGCAATTGCATTTGCCTGCTCAGCGCCAGTAGCCTGACGTGCCAATTCAGCAGGCACCATCAATTGACGCGCAGTAAGTTCAGTCTGCGGCACAAGACCGCCGCCAGCGTCCGGACCGCCGCTGTACATGCCGCCCTTGGAAATTGGGGCATACATAGCCTGCTGCGCCGCGAGGATCTGCTGCATTATAGCTGGGTCAAATCCAGCCACGCCACCGCCAGCAAACCCTTGACCTGCGTTATATGGCATTACACTGCCACCAGCGCTTGCAAGGCCACCATAAGCCATGTGACCACGGTCAGCGGCGTCTTCAGTTGCCTTGTCGTAATTAACGGTCTTGTAGCCACCAGCAAGGCCAACAGCCTCTGGGTGATGCTTCTGGACCTCTTGGGCAATTAGACCGATCTGTGTGCGTGGGTCACCCTTATAGTTATAGCTATGGATGGTCTGACCATCGAAAGTCTTACCAACAGCCTTAATGTTTTCCTTCAGACGTTCGTCGGAGAAAAAGCCACCGGGCTGTGATGTTGTGGTTGTAGATCCAGAAGCCGTACCAGTGCCAAGGGCAATGTCGCCTGCCAGTTTAAGCTGCTGGTATGGCAGCGATTGAGCCTGAAGGAATTCATTGTACTTAGCAGTGTCCAAAGCCTGCTGCGTAGCTTGCTCTGTCTGGCCTGCCGCCATTTGGGCACCAGCGCCTGACAAGGCGGCTCCCTGAGCGCCTGTACCAAGATTGGCAAGTTGCTGTGATGTGGCAGATCCCATGCCGTAAAGACCTTGGCCCAATGCTGCTGCTTGCTGAGATGCAGTTGCGCCCTGACCAAACTGTTGCTGACCAAGAGCGGCCTGCTGTGCTGCTGCGGTAGCGCCCTGACCAAAGATCTGCTGGCCCATTGCAGCCTGCTGGGCCGCTGTACCTGTGCCCTGACCATAAACTTGCTGTCCAAGGGCTGCGGCGTTTTGCCCAGTTGTTGACCCCATGCCAAAAAGCTGCTGGCCAAGAGCGGCCTGTTGCTGTGCGGCAGAAAGTCCCTGCCCAAAGCCCTGCTGACCAATGGCAAGTGCTTGCTGTGAAGCTTGTTGCTGAGCGGCGCGGTTGGCTTGCTGGGCCCCAAGGCCAAGCTGCTGCTGTTGCTGAGCCGTGCCAAGCGCCTGACCATAGCCTTGGTTAAGAATATCCGAATAGATTTTTGAATTTGCCAAATTCTGCTGCTGGTTCAGGTTTGCCGCCGCAATGCCTGAACGGTCGCCGCCAAATGCGCCGGAGCGGATAGCGTTGCCCATCTGTCCAGCCTGCTGTTGCTGGTTCTGCTGGTTCAAAAGGCCAGCGGTGCCCTGCAAGACAGTGTTGAGATATGGCGACATGTATTTGTTGATTTGATCAGCGCCCAAATCACTTGGGTTTACCGCCTGAGCGCCGCTACCCAAATATTGCGTTGCAGCCTGCTGGAAAGGTTGCGCGCCAGCCAAAGCCTGCTGCGTCCCAAAAGCCGACTGCCCGGTGAAATCACGACCCTGTTGCAGGCCCTCTTGATACAGATTGCCAGCGGCTTGATTATAAGGCTGTGCCCCTGCATAGGCAGCGCCGAAATTGTTAAGCGCGTCCTGCTGAATTCCAGCAGCCTGATTTTGCGCTGCATTGAGGGTATTATAAGACTGAGCCGCAAGTTGATTACCGGCGTTTATGCCCTGACCAAGCTGCTGGGTGGCACCCTGATAATAAGGCATAGCCGCCTGCTGCGCGCCCATAAGCTGATTTGTTGCAGCGCCAAAATATGGCTGAGCCATGTTTGCAGCAGCATTAGTGTTGGCAATACCTGATTGTTGCGTTGCATTTAGCGGAGCAACAAACTCTCCACCGTAATATTGATATGGCCTGTTAGTTACCGTATCGGCACGCGCATTAATTGCCCTATACCTAGCCAACACCTCTGGTGGGATGGTAATCTGCTGCGTTGACTTAGAGGTTTTACCGCCCATTTAATGCTCCGTTCTGGAGGGTTCTCCAGTTTTCGCGCCGTATAGGAAAAAAGCACCGCTTGGCTTCCCAAACTGGCGCTCATACATCCGTACCTTAGCTTCCGTCCTGTTATTGGACAATACACCAATTATTAAAGGAATTCCAAGGGTATCAGATACTTTTTTGCTAAAATCGCACAAACGCCTTGCACGGGCCCCTCTGGCGCTGCGAAATTCGGGGTGAACAAAGATAGCTTTTTCTTCGACAACCGGCGCATCTGAGTACCACATTGTGCCAATACGCAGGACCACAATGCCCTCAATTGCGCCATCTTTGGGGCCAATCAGGCCAACAATACCGTGGTCTTGGCAAAGGGCAGGATATATTTCTTGGGCCAATTTTTCAGGGCTGGCTTCAAGAAACCCATTTTCCTCAGTCGCCTGCATGGCAACAACCATAATTTCATCAATATCTTCAGGCGTACCGACGCGAATATATAGATCTTTTGGGTTTGTTTTATCTTTCATAATTAATCTTTCTTAGGTCCGGGTAGGTTCTTTAATGTATTAACAGTTTCAGCGCGCATACGCTTAACAAATTCATCCAACACCCTGTGGCCTGTGTCAAGATCGCCGCCGCCAGCCTCAATTACCTGCTCTGGCGTTACGACATATTCCCCGCCAGCCGCTACAATAGGAACAGTCGCAGCGCCACCCTCAGCTTTACCGGGCAAAGGCTCACCGTAAGGACCGCCTTCAACGCCATAAGGCTCTTGCACATTGCCGTAGGGGATGCCGCCAAAGATGGTGCGCATATGCTTAAAGCCAGCCATGGTATTGCCTTCACCCATCGCACTGATGATGTCAGCGGGGATGACATAAGATCCGGATGCCACATGCATTGGAAGGTGGTCTGTGCGGCCTGCTACGGCGCTGTGAATAGGCCCACTGTGAACCTTTGTGTTGACTTGACCGCCTGTGGCGCGGGTTGTGCGCGCAGTTGAAAGCGCAGCAGCAATGCTCTGATCGCGAGGGTGCCCAGACTTAATCATCTCAGCAATATTGCCACTAATGACTTTTTGCGATTTACCGTGCTTTAATGGCATAATAACCTCACGAATAGCTGACTGTGACAGCTTGACCTGTGCCCGGAGTTACAACAATCCCGTAAACCACTGGAAGGTTAACAAATACAACACCAACCGTGTTTGGTATAGTGTAAATGGGACGTGTTGTTATACTACTTGTGTTTGCGTCATAAATGGTACCGACAGTTGAGCCTGCGGTCGTGACGGTGACCACCGCCAGTCGCCCAGCAGCATTGTTTACAACAGCCGTAGCAGTAATGTTTTGCAGGATTCGTGCCCCCTGAATAGCTACATAAGTTTGCGCCACACCGTTGATAGCTGATGCAATGTTTTTTGCGGTAGTAAGAAGATCGCTTAATGATGCCATGGCTTAAAACTTCCCGTCCGGTTGGATGCGATAGCGGATATTCCCAATCCGCCAAAAGGAATCAATGTCGCTACTGCCAACGCCAATCGAAACCAACCGCCCTCGGAAGCGCGGGGAGATGAAAGTTGTGCCTTGCGTCAAGGGATAGGGGCCATATGTAATTGGTGTCTGGCCTGCATAATCGGCAACATAGAATGTAAGGTTAACCGTGGCGTTCTGAGCACCGCCATAATACCCCCACTTCATATCTGGCCAAACCTGATCGACAAAAGTTTTTACATCTGCCTCAGACATAGCAAAATAGCCTGTTTGAAAGCTAGAAAGCATGGGCTGGCCGTCAGCATTTTGGGATGTTTCGTGCTGGTAAATATACCGGCTGGTCGGATCTGCGCCAACAGGAGGTCCAATAACCGATTGATCAACCCAAGCTGTTCTGCCAAGCGTTCCAAAATCCCAAGCCTTTAAAGCCACATTGTACTTGGCGTATGCGTTAACCTCGCCGCCATTGCTCATGGTCGGATAATACCAAGTAATTTCACCAAACCGCGAGTTTACTGCAACCCGGATTTTATCTAAGTTTGTTTGGTCAAGGTCTTGGAAGATAACGTCCCAAATTGGACAAAAGACAGGCTGTACACCTTCTGGCGTCATTGAAAAGAACTGCGATGGCCCCATCCAGTAAACGGACCCATTGATAGACGCAGCGGCCTTCTTGGCGATTAGACCGCAGCCAGAGCCCACTTCGTTGAAGGAATATACATATGGCTGTCCAATATACTGCATAGACCACACGCCAATGTCCGTCCAGAGCAACGCCTGCTGCGCCGCTTGAATAGCGCCAACAATTCTAGAACCCTTAGGGATACGATAGGAGCCTGCCTGATTAATGACCGTGCCAATCCAATCATTATAGTTGCTGACATCGCACCAACGAACAAGCAAAGGGTCTTGAATACCGGTAAAGGTAGAGCCGTAAGCAATAATTTGGCGCTGGGGCATGGCCACAAATATACCACTATTGACGGGTGGTGCTTGCGGAATAACAGTCGCCTGAGGGGCGGAGTCAGTTGGGTCCCATTCGTAAATAGGCTGGAATTGCGGAGACTGTTCGTAAGTTGGGCAGGAAAGAAGAATTTCGCCCCAGTTATCAAGCGTCCAATCGTCTGCATTAATTGCGGTGCCAGTGCTTGGGGCAACGGCAGTACCTGTACCATAGCCGCCGCTCCCATATGCTCCGACACCGTAACCTGTTCCTGAGGAGATTGCGCCGACACCAAAGGTATAAATAAAATGGGCTTGGTTGCCATTTAAATAGCCAGTGGTGGTGGATGTTGGGAGCGTCAGCGCATTAATTGTAAACTGGCTGCTGCTGATGACAGATTGGACAACAAAGTCGCCATAGAAAGTCGTTCCGCCAACTGTCGTGGACATAAGGACAGGAAAGGTAGATCCCACACTGTAGCCGTGATTAGCCAGTGTTACAGTTACAGTGGGACTGGCTGATACAACAGAGAATAGCGGCAGTGTTGTCGTGGTAGATGTCGAGGTGGCAGGAAGCGGCGACCCAAGGCTGTCCAGCGCCTGCACAGTATATGACGTTCCCCCAAGGTATCCATCAGGGTCACACTGGTACAACCCAAACAAAACAAGGCCACCAACAGATATTTGCGTTGCGATGTAGACTGTATTGTACTGGGTTATGCCTGTGGTGGTTGCATCCGTAATAGTAACGTAGCTACTTCCAGCCGTGGCCGAAGCTGCCGCTGCCACATTGTCAGCGGTTGAGCGCGGCGTAATGTTTGAAAGGGTACCATTTGTGATAACGCCAAGCTGGGCAGAGCCTGTAACGCCAATTTCTTCAGTTCCAAAAGCAAGATGCTTTACTGCTAGTGTGTCCTGCCAAGCCCATAGAGCGCGGGTAATGGCTGGCATGGTATTGGGGTAATACTTATCCCAGCCGCCAAGCTTTTGGACCAAAGCGCCCTGCTGCTGATCAGGAATAAAGCGAACAAGTTCACTTGATGAAATACCAGCCTCATTCAAGGCTAGTGTTTCATTCTGATCAACGCCGGGGCGTAGCTTCAAACTGGCATGAGGCATGAAGCGCTACCTTGTTGGAGTTGCCGCAACGGGAGGCTGCATAGATGACCAAGCGGATGCGCTGAACTTCTTGCGCCCCTCTTCAACTGAAGCCCCCTTCAGTAGGTTCTGATACTGCAATTCATATGTTGGCCCCATTGATGGGTCATTAGATGCTGCACCAAAGTTGCGTTGGAACTGGGATATGTAGATCAGTGACGCTTGGATCAGTAGATCCGGAAAGTAGGTGCTGATAAAAGTTGTGCCGGTGCTGGCCAAAGGCGTTGTCGCATTTTCGTACAGCGTTGGCAGGCGCACAGTGCCAACTACATCAACATTATATTCAGTGTCCGGATAAGGTCCGACAATAATATTGTTGTAAGTTTCGCCACCGGTAGAAAGATCCCCGCCGTACATGGCAAAAAGCTTTGGCTGCGCCCTGTTCGCAGATGCGGAAGATCCGTACACATTTTGCAGATATTCTTTTGTCGCCGGTAGCAGCGGGTATGTTTCTTCAGAAACATTCAGGGTAATTGTTTGTACTGTGACAAAATCATATGCCCCAAGCTGCAATTGGTTGTTGCCAGTGGTCAGCGTGTATGGACGCGATGTCTGAGATGGAAGTAGGTCAAGATCGCGCTGAATCCTTAATTCCGCATAGTTCAGCATCTGGGGGATAATGGCGTTAAACGACGCATCTACCCCTTCAACAACACCGGAGGTGGTCTGCACATTAACAACGGCCATGGTGGCGACTTGCGTCACATAGCCGTTATAGGTAAGTGGTGTTGTCTGAGGTGTTGCTGGCATGGCGTCCCGCTGCAATAAAAGTGTTCGCTGCGTTCTACCAAATATTAAGACAATGTTCTAGTGCTGATAATCAATCTGCTTTTTCTGTCATTAGCTTTAGGTTTTCAAGCAACCGCTCGTCATCTGGGGCATGCTGGATTGCCAATTCGCATTGCTCAATGGCTGCTTCTTTCATGCCAAGACTCCAAGCTGCGATGCTTGCATAGTCATGTGGCTTTGATCCCCACACCTCAGGATCTACCGTATAGACCAATTCACGGTCTTTTATGGCCAATGCAGATAGCGCAGCGCCGTAGCATTCAGCCCACATATGCCTTTCATATGTTAGCTTGGCTACTTCAACCCAAGGTTCGCGGGTATTAGGTGCTTCCACAACGCCCATACGCGCAGCGCGTATAGCACTGTCCCAATCGCCAAGTTCTGAATGGCAGCGTGATATTACCCTATATGCATAGCAACGCTCATTAGGCCAATTGGCACCGGGCAGCGCCAGATACCTGTTGCACTCATCAATCGCCTTGGCCCAATCCCCGTGAAATGACAGTTCGCGGGCGTAATAAAACGCATTTCGCGGATCAATCGGATCTTCCTTAACGGACATCTCCAATAGCGGTAAATACTGGCCACGGCTCTTTGTGTTATCCGGCTTATGGATCACCAAAAGCATTTCAGTCTGGGCGTATTTTTCATCAATCAAATATGGCGCGGGGTATTCATGGCATGGATGCACCCAGCGATAGCCATGACGTGCGTGGATCTTTTCGTAAAAGAACGCAATCCCAGCACCCCAATCAAACTTATAACGCAGACGGGTTGTGCCTTCTTCCCACACACGCTCAATTTCTTCACGCCATCCCGGCTGAAGTTCTTCATCAAGATCCAGACTGACACAAATGTCAATGTCTTTAGGAATTAGGGCCAACGCAGCATTGCGCGCATCATCAAAGCGCCAAGGAGTGATGCAAATTGGCAACACTTTTGCGCCATGTTTTTTTGCAAGCTTGACTGTATTGTCGGTCGATCCAGTGTCCGCAATCAGGATTAAATCAGCATCTTTGGCGGAATTGCAGAAACGCTCGACAAACATTTCTTCATTTTTGGAAATGGCATAAACACATATTTTCATAAATATAATCCTATAATTACAATAGATAATAACTGCCTATTGGGTCACGAAGTCGGTAATCCTAGCACGGTAGCCATTGTCTGGTTGTATGACCGATCTAACGTGCCACCTGCAATACCATAATTGCGCCAAAATAAAACACCACCGTATCCGCGACCTGTAATCCTGCTGCGAATTCTGGCGGCGTTGGTAGCACTCATTTCTTGGACACCGATACCCATACCAACACCCATTAACAAGTTGGCGTAGTTAATCGTTTTGTCGCCAGCGGGGCCCCTAAGCAGTGCCTCGCTTGCATCAATTTGGGCCCCAACGTCAGTATTGGCATATTGCTGCCACGCCATTAAACTTAACTTAACATTGGGAATTTGGTTGATTTGCCACAAGTTATTAATATCAAATCCGGTATTTATTGCGCCCGAATTAATAAACACATTTGGGTAAACCAGTAATTCAAAATTGTAATAAGCACAAATTGCGGCCATGAGTTGGATGTTTGAAAGAAGCTGCGCTGATGTGCGTCCATCTTGCGCTTCTGCATCAAGCGCCATTCCTCGTTTAAGATTGGGTATATCAACTAATCTTCCGGGCGGTAAGATTGGCACATCCATGCAAGTGGCGTAAGTGCCGCTAGCGCCGCCTATCCTTGTAACAAACACGTCTGGGAATTGAGTTTCCCGATTATTGTAGGCATCAACCCACGATACTGGTGTTGAAAGTCCATAATATGCCGCACAGTCAGCATAGCCCATTCGGACAGGATCAGTTTCATATCCGGGGTTTGTGGCAGGTGCCCCGACCCCATATAAAGCTTGTACAAGAGAATTGCCGATAGCTTTGTTGATTGTGCTAAATCGCGGCCAACACCGCAGGCCAGCAGCATTAACCATAGAAACTGCCCCGACACCCGGTACAATCCCCGTTGGCGTATAGTTTGGTCTATCGTTTAATGTGCTATTTGCAGGAACAATCGCACGAGATTGCCATATAAACTGACTATTATAGATAGATGTATTTGTGCTGGTTGCTGAAGCGTCAGCGCGGAAAGTGGCGGCATCAGTAAGCGGGAAATTAGCATATGTGGAACCAGTGGTGGCGTTACTTGCCGGAGCAATATTTTGTTGGATAACCCTAAAGCCCGCTATATTTACCGCAGAGACAGCCGCCATTGTGGTATTTGTAAAATATGCTGGCAGTATTATTTCGCCAGATTCTGTATTTTCAGGAGTAGTTGACCCAAAAGAATTAAGAAGTATGAGTGCTGCAACATTATAAATTTGTAATTGGTCTGTAGTTAAGGCTCCGCCCCAACTAATAAGTGCAAGTGTGTTTTTATCATAATTCAATGTGCCAACTTTAAAAGCAGACAATTCTCCAAAAGTCAGTCCGGTGCTTGCCAATGATCCCGATAACACAAGTCCATCTTTATATATTGTTATATTTGATGCATCGCTACGGGTCCACGCAGTAAAGCTGTCTGAATCCGTAACTGTAGCCGTAACAGATGTTGTTCCGTTGGCTTGGACTGTTACACTTGTTTTGCTGTTAATCCGCAAAGCAGCGGAAATACCAAACTTATTAGCGCCAAACATAGAAGAAACCGGACTACTGCTTAGGCTTGTAGTAGACCACACTGCCATATGTGCATTGTTTTGCGTGTAATTTATACCAGTTGCGGTAGCAAGATTTGGAACAAATGAGATTGAAACTGAAGACCCATCTCCCGTGATACCCTGCCCCGCTACATACGCAGAACTTACACTTGCACTTGGCGTTCCGTCCCACTTGGTACTAATGAGGTTGGTGTATGATGCAACAAAGGGATCAGCGCCCAAAAAATATAACCCATCCATAACAGACAAGATACCGGCACTATCCAGTGTATACATGAACGTGTTTAGTGCATTAACGGTATTGAGATCAGGAAGCGATGGTAGGCGAGAAATCCAAACCACCAGCTTAGGATGAAGCGAGTAGTTTTGATACCCTTGGCTTAAAGCCATTCCTGTATGAAATACCATTGTTAAATACCTATGCCCAAGGTAATGGAGGGGTCAATACAGGTGGCTCTATCTGGTCAGCAATCTGCTGTGCTACATTTGCCTCATACCCTGTTACAGCCTCTTCGCCAAGTACTTCACGCACCCAATCAATGGCTTGAGCCTCAGTTATGTCTGAATACGGCGTAAATACTGCACCGGCTAGAAACGATACCCCTGTGGCACCACCTAAACTGGCTGTGTAGTCACCATCGACACCAGTTAACGTCCAGTGGATAGAGACAACAACATTGGGCTTGCCTTCGTATTCTACAAAGGTATCCATCTGCCGTACAGTCCATGTGTGTGTAATTGGCATCATCTTTCCTTTAAACTAACGCTACAAGTTTCCACGCGCCGTTGTAGATGTAGAACCTATTGTTTGTTGTATCGTAGTACATTGGCACGGTTCCCGTTATAGCCGTAGGCGTTCCACTTGGTGCGCCAGCGGCAGCGGGTATATAGAAAAATCCCTTGGTCATAGCCGTTGACCCAGCAGGAGTGGCCGTATTGCCGTTCATCGTTGTGGTGCTGGTATTTGCCGTCCCACCAATCGTAATATTAGTTGTAGAGCCTGCTACACCGCTTGTACCAAGGGTTATAGTACTGGTGCTGCCGCTTAATGTGGCCCCGCTATTAATAGCTACAGTCTGGTTGCCAGTTGAGCGACCAATACTGATTACGCCTATCTGAGTTGATCCAGTGCCGCCGATACTAAGTGCACCTGAACCAGTAGTTACTACTGAAAATGAGTTAGCACCGGCTGTAAGTGTTAAGCCACTACCGCCAGTTATGGTTAATGGGTTAGCGATACCAACTAAGGTACCAGTGTCGGTTATGCTTGTTTGCACAAGACCAGTGGCAGTAGAATTTGTCGATATTACGGTATTTGTCGCGCCAGAAAAACTACTATTTGCTGTGCCGCCATTAGCAAGTGGTAAAACGCCAGTAACGCCTGTAGTCAACGGCAGTCCAGTTCCGCTAGTAAGAGTTACGGCAGACGGCGTACCAAGATTTGGCGTCGTAAACACAGGCGACGTCGCCAGTGCCAAAACAGTACCCGTTCCTGTTGTCGTATAACTCGTGCCCCATGCCGTGCCAGTGGAGTTTGCTATGCCAGCGCCGGGATAGACCATGCTACCAGATCCAGTCGCACCTGTAGGACCTGTAGGACCTGCTGTGCCCGCTGTGCCCGTATCGCCAGTAGGCCCTGTTGGGCCAGCAACAGAAGATGCAGCGCCTGTAGGGCCGGTTGGGCCTGCTGTGCCTGCTGTGCCTGTAGGCCCTGTAGGCCCAGCAACGGTGGATGCAGCGCCCGTAGCGCCAGTAGGCCCTGTTGGGCCAGCAACAGAAGATGCAGCGCCTGTAGGGCCGGTTGGGCCTGCTGTGCCCGCTGTGCCCGTAGCGCCAGTAGGCCCTGTTGGGCCAGCAACAGAAGATGCAGCGCCTGTAGGGCCGGTTGGGCCTGTTGTGCCTGCTGTGCCTGTTGGGCCCGTAGGTCCTGCTACCGTCGATGCAGCGCCTGTAGGGCCGGTTGGGCCTGTAGCCCCCGGAGCAGCGGAAGTAACAACATAAACATTTTGCCCTGTAGAACTGTTGTACGAAAGAACCCCACAGTTAATGTTTAGGAAATTAACAGCCGATCCGCCCGGAAAGGCATTAACTCTCATATACCCAAGAGAAACACCGTTAGGATCACTATTAAAGTCTATAAGCTGGACGTAACTATATTGCCCTAAAAATGTAAGAAATGCGGCATTGCTTAACGTAATTACGCCATATGTGCCGTTTCCAGATGAACTAAAGGCACCCGCAGATGTTGTGTATTGTTGTGTCGCAGCCGCACCGGTAGGGCCCGAAAACGACACATATGTTCCTATAGCCGCCGTCAATCCAACAGAAGCAGATGTCTGGCTAATGTTTTGAATGGTTAATGATGTTGTTCCGCCACCAGATGTAACCTGCCCGTACATAGGAGTGCTAGTCGGAATTTGCACATACGAGCCATTAGGATAGCTTGTTCCGTTAGCAACGCTTGCTACAGCGGTTGATCCGACAGCAGGGACCGTAAACGTTGCAGTCAAAGATGTAACACCGATAGGGGCAGTAACAACCCCGTTGCTAATGCGAGTAACTATAAAACCACCGGTTTGGACCGAAAATGATACAACGTCAGTAGCGCCGGGATAGGTACTTAATACGGAACCGGGCGGAACAATAAAATTGTTACCAAGCGTAAGTGTGCGTGACCCAGTCGCATCCTGCTTAATAAATAAATCTTGGCGCGCACCGCGAGTATATATTGCGGGGTTATCCAGCGTGATATTCCCAACAGCCGTCATTTCATACGCTGAATCTATGTTAAATGGTATAAGGCTATTAAGGCTTCCTGAAACATTACCCAAAGATACTAAAGCATTTGATCCAGCGCCTGCTGGGCCCGTAGGACCTTGGTTGCCAGAGTTGCCTTGACTACCTGTCGGTCCTGTTGGGCCAACTATACCAGTTGGGCCTGTTGGGCCTGCATTCCCTGCTGGTCCTGTGGGGCCAGCTATGGTGCCCGCGACAGCCCCAGTTGTTGTGCGCTTAGAAACGCCAGCTTGAACAATTTCCAACTGCTCTGTGCCGCTCAGTGAGGTAGCAAGTGGAAGTTGAGGAATTGTTGTATTAGCCATTGTTAAATCCCCGTCTGCGGTATTTGGGTGAAGCCATATGGCAAACCAACCAAAGCCGTGACCATGTTTGTCGTAGCAGTGAGCAGCGATGCTGCCGGTATAACCTTATTTGTCTGATAGGTAAATGCCGTAGCAGTAGTAACTGTGATGCTGTAAAATCCACATGCCTGAGGATTGGAAAGCCCGTCAACAGAAATCTGAGCATTGGTTACAAGGCCATGGGGCGCTGAAAACGTAACTGCGATCTGGTCTGTGCCAACAGCGGAAACGGAAAGCGGATTAAGCTTAACGGAGAAATGCTCCTTGCCAACCAGCGGCATAACGGCACCTTGGGTCAAACCAAGCGGCGGACCAACCTGCTGCGTAACCAAATTCACCCCATCCTCAGTTGTAAGCGTCACGTTAACAGGTATTGGGATGCCCGTAGTCGGATCAATGATGGGTGGCGCAGTGACAGTCTGATAATCGGTTTCAGCCGTCTGAAAATCTTGCACACGCGCCTGCATGATTGGCACAGGGTCAGCAGGGACCACGATAGCCCGCAATTGGTCTTGAGGTGTATCCAAGCAGCTATTGCAGACAAGGATACGGATATTCTGCAATGCCGCACCGCGCCAGTCATACTGCCACTGAAGATCGACATGGTTGTAGCGAAACCCGCAGCGGTCACAGATTGCATGCGCTTGGGGCCCTGATGAACTTGTTCTGGCCCGACCTGACTGTGAGGCGTATGCCATTTATCCTACCTAAAATAGCCAGAGATCATTGGGGAAATGTACTGCTGGGCTGTTTCCACGTTCTGCATTGCTGCAATTTGATAAGCTTCGTCGGCCAAAGGCTTCAAGATCTGAAGGCGATCTGGTGCCCAAATCATGGCTAAACGCTGCGCCAAACCATAAGCAAAAGCCTCAAGGAAATAGACAGGAGCGTTGACCGTTTGTCCGTTGGCAAAGTCAGCGTCATCAATCTGGCATACTTGATAGTATTTCAAAGACGTCTGGGTGCCATCAGGGACTGGCCACAGCGACACAGTGCTAGTGATCTGACGGTCCTGCCAGTACGTTGTGGGGAAGCCCTGCTGCTCTTTATTGGGGTATGAAGCATATTCAGTGCGGCTGATTGGCAAGATCAAGCGGTCAATTGGCGGTCCAGAGCCATCGTCAGTCTCAATATAGGTGTCGAGCATGACAATGTTGTTGGCAGGCAATGTGTATTCTGAAACACCTTTAATCAGCGGTATTGTCTGAAGGTTTACCATCCAAAGGTTAACACCCTCAGAAGACCAGCGGCCAAGCAACAGGTTCGCTGCCATGCGCGCCGATTCCATATGCTCCTGAAGCAACGCAGTATTGCGAATGCCACACAGGTTAAAGGCATACAGCGTCAGTTCGCCAAGCGACGGATTGTAATTAAAAGTGCCGCTTACGGTCATGCCGTTACCCCTTAAAGAGCGCCTTCGTTCTTGATATATACAAGTTGAAATTCAGAAGTAACACTAGCACCTGCGGTTGAAGATATAGCGCGAATTTCAATGTCAGACTTTTCTGGAATGGCAATAGGATATTCAAAGGTGAGACCACCTTGATTCCCGTTTGATGCCTTGACCTGTGAAATGGTGTCAAAAACACCGCCAAAATTTCTTACAAGAAGCGCTACCGTACCATTTGCGTTGGCAGTCGTGCTACCATAGCCAGATGCGTAGCTGACAATGTAAGCTGTATATCCGGCAGGTACAGTCCATATCGTCGCCGTAGATCCGCTATTAGCAGTATAAACCCCATAGATTACGGCTGGGACACCAGCGGTAACCACTCCAGTACCAGCGTAAATTGTGCCAGCAGCAGCATCGCCAGAGCCTGCTGTTAACGCAGCAATGTGAAAAACGCGAAGGTAGCTGTTGACGGTATTAACGGCTGTCTGACCATTGAGCGTCACTGTCTCGCTGATCTGGTTATAATCGGCATCTAGGCCGTTGATTAAAATGGTGCGCGCTCCAGTACCCGCAGCGGCATCATTTGCGCTGCTGCTTGAAATCTTCATAACCGAAGCCGT